GCCATTCTTCTTCATGTAGTTTGATTTGAGTTTTTTAAATGCCTTAGAATATTTCCGATTGGCTGCTGTTGGTTTCCTTTTTTGTTTGACTTCTGGAGGAGCTGCATCCAATGCGGTTAATCTGGCTCTTTCTTTTAGATCTAATCCAGAATCTAATCCATATTCTTGTGTCTGTGACATCATTGATTTGACGCCTGCTTTAATTCCCAACTCATAACAATGCTCGCAATCCATATTATGACTGGCGGAAGGCTCGAGCGATAGAGATGCCGGTCGCCACTCGGTCAGCAGCGATAGATTCATCAATTCGAGCGTTGATTTCGATTCGCCGTCTTCGAGATATGAATGGGTTGAGGAGAGTTGCTTCTAATCTGAGTTGCCTCCTGACCGAAAGCACTCTAGATCTAGCCGTATTGATTAACTTGGTATCTGCGGCTCTGGAACATCTTCCTTTGCGACATTCGAAGTCATGTAATCTACAGCCACTATCTAGGGGTGATATGGCGATGCTATTCCAATCAAGGCCACGCTTGTCATACTGTCGAGCAGAGAGCCTGCGACCACCAGTCCAGTTAGGTCCGCACCAGTTGCCGTAGATTTTAACCAGATTACCACTCTCATGAAGAGAGTAATTCGCTCTGGACTAAGGCTGCATAGGTGCTACTCGAGGCCTTCGCTCGAAAACCGAATACCTTGAAGCGCATTGACTTAGGAGCGGCGTTGTTTGTACCTTTTACAGCGCAGAAGAAATTATCGGTTGCGAGAACGGCAATATATTCTAAACTACCAGCAGTAGCAGTATCTGGACTTCGAGTTTCAAAGCCTACGCCGCCATCAACAAAACCTGATGCTCGGATGTTGTTATTGCTTGTAGCGAAAACATTTGAGTCATCCAAACGGCCTATGTCTGTTCTTGATGTACTAGAAAGGGATCCACGGACGCCGGTATCGACGCCTGCCAGAGCATCAGGCGCATCGGCATTGATGTCAACTGCTTCTACAACAAACACTTCGTTGTCGAGGGGATTGAGTTGTAGATCTATTTGTGTTTGAGTGTACGCATTTGGTAATGCAGCGGAAACAAATCCGCTGATGATTATAGTCGATGATGTCTTCTTTAGTCCGGTTACCATGTTTAACCCCCACTTGGAGCCGGTAAATGAATCCATCCCTCCAAAACCCCTATCTTTTGAGCGAAGCGACATCAGACTTTTAGTCAAGTATAGCGGCCGTCAGCACACTGCCGACCGGCGAAATGCACTTGACTACACGTATTTTACCCCTAATTTGACTGGAATCGAAGATTCCGACCCTTTTTCATAGAGAGTGTAGGTATGTTCTAAAGGGACAACGCTTTCAGAGGAGTGGAGATGAGCCAATGAGCCTAGGAAAGATGCAAAAAACAGTCAGTTTAACCCATGAAACATGGGAAATGGTGAAGCGAAAGAAGGAAAAGTTGCCAAGTTGGAACTTTTCCGCATGGATTAGAGCCCAAATCAGGATGCTTGATGAGGGAGTTGATCCAGTTAGAGCCGAATTATGGCGGAATGCACTACGTGTCGCAGTGCTAAGACAGGAAAACAATGTCGAGATATTCAATTTAGCCGCTGAGATTCGCAATCAAGCCACTCTGGAGGACTTTGAATGAGTTGTGAAGAGTGGTTGAAATGCACCTTATCATATATTGTTAAATGTCCATATTGTAAACAACAACCTTGTAGATTGGTGGCGAAAGAATGAAGCGCGGTGCATGGATGCCTAAGAAGACTAGACCCTATCAATGGAAAGACCGCAAATTCTGTGAATGTGGGAATCCTAAAGCGCGAAGAGATCAAAGAATTTGCGGAACATGTGCGCGGGTTAAGCGTGAACTTTCTTCATGTGCTTCAACCAAGCAAGTTTAGATTTAAACTTCTTTGAACAGTGTGGACAATTCATTTCTTACACATCTTGTGAGAAGCCTTCGAGCAATTCTTGAATCCGTTCTTCTTCCATCCGCCATTCTTCTTCATGTAGTTTGATTTGAGTTTTTTAAATGCCTTAGAATATTTCCGATTGGCTGCTGTTGGTTTCCTTTTTTGTTTGACTTCTGGAGGAGCTGCATCCAATGCGGTTAATCTGGCT